CTCAATCCAGTATTGGTTTCTTCATTAATAAAATGTTGTATTTCACTAATTCCCCATTTTTGTTTATTTTCAATATGAAACCACTTCATTTCTTTTTCCTTTTCTTCTTACCGAAAATTTCATCTATGGATTTATCATCTATTCCCATATCAACTGCTACACGTTTTATATCTGAATCTGAGTTTATAGCACGACATAATTCAATTTCATCTGCTTTCATATGTGGATATGTTTCACTAAGAAACTCAGATATCGTATCCTTCTTTTTGGTAGAATTTGGAGGTTTAATCCATTCATGGTATTGCTTCTTACCAGTGCCAGTCAGACACATTAACTTCCATATTAGTTCATCATGTTTATATAAATCTACATAATGTTTATTTACAAAATCATTAGTTGCAAGTATTGCTTCCTCAGCACCAGAACCTTTAACACTACTAGCATAACGCAAAAATAGCCAACTACTCCATTGCTTCTTATCATCACTTGATAACCGCGAATACCAATCATAATCACGGCGATCTATAGCATTAAGAACATCATTCAATGGAAGTTTATCAGCCATTATCTACTCCTCTTGGCGGTGCAATATATTTGCCACCGTTTACAAATATAAACATACTACAAATCCGTTTGGATGTAAAGTAAAAACAGTCATTATTATCAAAATATTCTACACTCCACTCATTTGGTTCCAAAGATTTTTCACACCATAAGACTGCACTTTTTGTATGTTGATAATTAACTAGTAATACACGATGTAATGTATTAAAAGAAATCATAACTACTTAATACATCTGGTATACGATTAAGGTCTTTCACAAAATATGCACACTTTGGTTTATCACCATACTCCAAAGGTATAGCAAGAATGTGTCCATATTTTAGTTTAGGGAAGAACCATTTAACATCAGCAAATACATTATTAATTTTTATTGGTTGCCAATCCATTGTAAAACCACCCAATGGGTTAGTTAAGATGGTGTCAAAACTACGTTCATTAATACTAGTCAATGGAACAAACTCTAAGTCGCCTATATCTCTATGACCAATAAGTATATGCCAATCGATTGGCATTTCGATTTTAAATTTGCCGATTGTCATTGAAATACTTGGTGCCTCAAACGTTTCAATGAAAACTAAAGGAATAAAAAAGAAATCCGGATCTGCTTTATCAGTAACATCCATTACGCAATATCGAATATCTTCTATTTCTTCCGGCAGGCTGTTCATTTCAAAACAGCGATTTTCTGGTGTTAGTATTTTCATTAGTATTTTACCTTTTCTACACTGAATGGGTATTCAGCATCTTTATAAAATTTCTTTCTTTCGGTTAGATGTCTTTTTGAGAATTTACATCTACTTGTGACATCCCAGATTTGGACAAAATCTTTATCTTTTGCCACACGGACACCACGACCGATAGACTGAATAACCCGCACAAAAGACTTGCCAGGCTCCAAAAGAACCATGTTGAATATGCGAGGGATGTTAATACCAACGGCGGCAACGCCATAAGTAGCAATAGTGATTGAATTGGTAGCTTCATTTATTTCCTTATATGCTGTTTTCCTATCATCAGATTTCATAGAACCTTGTACAAAATCTGCATCTGGAATTAGCTCCTGTAATGCTTGTCCTGAATTAATACGCCCAGTTAAAACTAGGGTATTACCTGATAATGATATCTCTTTAATTAAGTTGGCTAAGTATTCTTGGCGTTTTTTATCCTCCAATAAAAATTTTAGTTCACTTTGATAATCGGTATATACTTGTGTCTCTTGCGTTTGTACTACATTTACGTGACAGTTGGATAATACACCAATATCTTGTAAATCTTTTGCTGCTAGTCTGTTGACAATATCTCCTAAACTGGCACGTATAGTAGCAAACTCATGATCTGACTTGGGAATAGTACCTGTTAATCCCCAACGCAACGGAACACGTGCAAATACACTTGTTAACAAATCTTTTAGTACATCAGCCTTTGCTTGGTGCACTTCGTCTACAATTACACAACACACATCCTCAATAAAGTCCATGATATTGTCTTCGCCCTTTTTAGTTTTCTTTAGCAAGGAATTGAGGGATTGCCATGTACAGATGGTGTGGGTTTTTCCAATATCTTTCCTATCACCGAAGTAAACACCAGCATCTAACCCACAATTTAGATAGTCTTCTTCAGTCTGCCGTACCAAGTCCTTATTTGGTACAATAACAATTGAACGTCCATACTTTTCTACTAATTTAGACATAGTTGCAGTCATAATAGTTTTCCCTGCACCTGTAGCAATCTCTTGTAGAGCCTGTGGTGCTTCTAAAAACTTATTAACAACGTCAACCTGATAATCACGAAGGCGAATAGGTTCACCTTCTGCTGGATGTCCTTCAGGCCAACAAGTATCACCCCAAAATTCATCATCAACTGTATCAAATTCTAGCACAGTATGTTCACGCCTATCATCAATGTCAATCTCATATCCAGAACTCATAATGATAGGTAAAAGATCATCTAATAAATTTAGATACGTTCTGCCGCCTACATCACAAAATCTAACCGTTCCGTCCCATCGTCCCAATTTATAAGCAGGCATATGGTATGCATGTGGCAAGAAAAACTTTAACTTATCACTACACTTACGGCGTGTGGCAGGATCCAGTCCTTCTAACTTTACATTCACTTCGTCTTTGATTAAGATTGTACATTTTTTCATAATAATATAATAACACTTTTATCGATTCAAGTCAAGAAAAAACAGACACCCAATGGATGCCTGTTTATAACAATATATAGTAGATTATACACGCTTCATACAGGTTGTTTCTGCTAAACGCTGCCAGCGGTCTGGACTCATTTTACATAAGTCTGCTAACTTCTGTGCCATACGCAATGAAATTTCACGCATTTTTGCTTGATTGTCTTCTAGGAATGTTACAATATCAATCTCCTGTTCTTTAGTCAAACCTTTCTGATCGAATAATCCACCATCACGTGCAATCTGTTTGATACGCAAGATTTTCTCACGTGTAGAGTCCATAGTCAAATCAAGATAGTGACAACGTGACATAATAGCCTCGAGGTGATCTTTGATTTTTGTTGAACGTACATTATCGAATTTCAAGTTCGTGATAAAGATCACAGAACCTTTGAACTCAAAACGATCAGGAACACCTTCACGGCGTAAGAAATGTGAGTCTGAATTCCAAGAGATATAACGCTTCTTACCACTATCAAGTGCTGCTTTAAGAATGTTTAGAGCATTTTCGTCAAACAGAATACTATCACAATCGTCAAGAACCACAATGTTCTTTGCATCCGAATACTTGTAAAGCATTGCATACAAACCAATCGGTGACATTGTACCTTTAACAAATGTATGCCGAAGCGGATTATCTGCCATTACATCAAACAATGAATCTTTCTCAAGTATCTGTTCAACACCATATGTTTTACCGATACCAGGAGGTCCTGAAACGACCATACCACGCACGATACCATCACACGTTGCCTCAGTCATTTCATCTAATATAGAAAAACGTTCTGCAATACGATCCATAACCTCAATGTCAGTTTCACGATGAAATGATACAACCTCAACATTTTCCGGCTGCACTTTTACTCGCATTTTTGCACGATTAAATTCTGTTTCACTAGCATCAACTGTTATGAAATTTGTGCCATCTTTTGCTTGTTTCATTTCAGAAACTACAGGAAAAATACCTGTTACTTCTTCATTGCGATAAAACCCGTTTGTTATTTGAACTACTGACATTTACATTTCCTCTTTGTGATTACTAACTTAGTTATAAACTGATTCGGATATAATGTCAAGCATCCATTTACCGATGTCTCCAAGGTTCTGCTAAATCGGCTAAATGCCGTTGATAATTATTATAGGAAATTGTATAATCTTGCCAAGAACCGTATCTATGTGTTTCGGGACCAACTTTATTATTCCGTGCTTCGGCAGATGAACGTGCCATTTTTTCGCCATACGGATACCAATCGACCAATTCTTTTGTGTCGGATGTATATACAACAAAAATAGGATAGCCTTTTTTGACTTCGTTTCGTAGTTTTTCAATATTCATTATTAAACCCTAGATAATTCAAAATAACAGTCTGCAACAAGTTGTATAGCAAGATCGCCATATCGTTCTCTTACCTTATCATATACTGTTTCAACATCTTTGCCAGAATTGATTAACTGCTGTGCAAAATTTTGCACTTCCATTCGGAAACTTTTAGTGATTGGAGTATTCATTAGGCGGCTTCTTTCATTTCATTGCGATAGTTATATGGTTTATCCCATTTGCCACAGTTGATATCAATATAGAAATCGTGGTCAAAATAATCAATTTGTGCATTGCTGTTATTGTAGTAACCAGTTGATTTGATTGCTGCAAGTAAGTCGCCATAGAAACGTTTAATTGTAGGATCGTTAGCGTGTTCCTCACACCAGTAATGATTAACTTGTAGATTATCACCAGAGATACCTGCGTCACCCAGTAGGTCAAGAGGTCCGCCCCAAAGATTAACAACTAATGAACTATGGTTATCAATGCCAACAGTTACTTCTCTGCCAGTAAAGCCATATGATTTACACACCGTTTTAACATTTTTTGCAATTACTTTTTTGCGGTCCTGAGAAATATAAGCCATATTGTTAGTCCTTTTCGCTGATTACTACTTAGTTATAAACTGATTCGCTATATTTGTCAACCTTTTTTATACAGTAACCATTTCTATTGCTTCTGTGACTAGCATTTCTGCTGCACCTGGAGCAAATCCTTCTTCATCACAGAAATCAATTGATGATGAACAGTGGATTGATTGACCGAAGGTGATGTTGTTTGCTGCGAACAAGAGGGCAAGTTCTGCTGCTGTTGCTGCGGCGCCTATGCGCTGCTGTTCTACATAAAGTTCGATTTTGCTATCTTTAGCGTCTACAAATACAAACATTTTTTGTCCTCTCAGTTAACTTATACATATTTTATATAGTGATTCGTTATATTTGTCAACCTTTTTATGACATAATAATGTAAAAAACACCAATAATAGTTGTAACTGTCATAATTTCAGAAGTAAGAGTAACCATTCCGTTTTTAATTACATTCAACATTCTTAAAGTCCTCATTGTTACTATCTATACATACTTTATATAATGATTCGTTTAGAATGTCAAGAAAAAAGCGCAACAAAAAATGCTGCGCTTTCAATAGTCTATAAAATAGTTTATAGTAAGTTAGAGTGACATACCACCAAATGTATTTTTATCAACATCTTGTTTAACACCGCCAACTACATATGATGAAATTTCAGTCTCTTGTGGAGCAACTTGTACATCACCGCCAGCAATCCATTTTTGTGTCCATGGAAGTGGGTTCGCTTGTGGAGTAGTGTAAGGACATTTAAGACCAACTGCTGTCATACGCTTGCAACAAATCCACTCAATATAATCACTAAGTAATTGCGTATTTAGACCAATCATTGATCCATCTTTGAACAAGTATTCAGCCCATGCCTTCTCCTGATCAACTGCATCAACAAACATTTGAATACATTCTGCTTCTGTTTCTCTTGCAATTTGAATATAGTCAGGATCATCTTTTGGTAG